ACGCCACTGGTTGATGACGAGACCCGTACAACCACGGTCTTCATGGACAAGAGAACGCTTCTGTGACTTGGAGGACTTGCGGAAGAACTTGCCAGTAAGGCGAGCCCCCAACCCAACAGTGAACTCCTCCATTGCTTTGTCAGACTCGTCTCCAGGGACAAGGGCAGGGAGGGAGTCAATGACAATCATGTCCACGGCACGGTTGTCCAGCGCACGAATCACAAGGTCGTACACTTGCTCCATGATGTTGGACTCAAACACCCACAGACGCTCCACATCCACCCCGATGGCTTTTGCATACTCAGGAACGTAGTCTTCTGCGGCAATCCACAGTGCCACAAAGTCGGGGTCAGCCGCTTGGTTTGCCGCAATGGTTTTGTAGGCAAGGGCGGTCTTTCCGCTGGACTCTTCACCGATGATTTCGCTCCACTGGTTGACAGGCCAGCCACCCCCTAGCATGAGGTCGTATGCCAGAACGCCCGTGGTGATTCTGGGGAGTTCTTCCTTCACCTCACTGCCCCTGATGATGATGTCGTCTCCATACTTCTTCTGAATAGAAGCGATGATGGAGTCAAGTGATTCGTGTGTTGTGTCTGTTCCCATTTTTTCCTAACTGGACCACAGCGCTTGTTGCGCCTGGTCATAGAGACCGTTCCACCCACACTCATAACAACGTGGGGCAGGTGATGCACCGTTGACCATACTACCCTTGGTGCGACTGAACACATAACCACTCCCACACTCTGGGCAGGTGGCGTTGTCCTTACGACGGGCTTCTCCCCCGTTGGTGATTCCTCGTTGCAGTGCCTCCGAAAAAGACTCCGCTGGTGCAACATCTTGTTGGGGTGCTTGTGGTTGGGCGGGGGTAACAGGAGACTGCGCCTGTGGAATGCGAACAGGGGCAGTTACGGGGGGGAGGCCAGACCTGTCAATGGAGGGCTTCTCCCCAGCAAGTTTCTTAGACCACCAGTCACTCATATTCGTTGGATTCCCATTCGGCCAGTTCTTCTTCTGAAAGGATGAGACCTACACGTCCCGAGTCCATCAACTTATTTAACATGGAAGCAGAGAACACTGTCAAGGCCGCTTTGAATTCTTCTGAAGGAGAGTTGATTTTGTCAGTCTTTTCCAGAAACTCTACAAACCAGTCCGTTGATTCTATTACTTCTTGCATCAATCCCGACTTGAGAAGGGTGGTCCAGCGGGACATAATGTCCAAGACTTCAAACTGTTGCACGTCCTCGGACGGAACGGCAAACCCCATGTCCTTGGCAAAGGACTGACCCTCAATTGGGGAGAGCATAAGATAGAACATACGTTGGTCAATAGCAGACATTAGCCCTTCGCTTCTGCCCAGTTATAGGCGCTATGGTAGGAGACCTTTAGTGGCACTCCATTAATTACCTTACCATCTCCCATAGCGGTGAGGAACGGAGAAATAATAGTATCTAGAGAACCCTCTGGTACTGCCACTACCAGTTCGTCATGAACCTGAACCAGCATGGAACAGCCAGTGTCTCTCAGTACGTGGTCAATATCAATCATGGCTTTCTTGCACAGGTCAGCGGCTGACCCTTGTACCACGGCGTTCACTGCTTGTCTCTCAGCACGTGACCTGTGTTCGTCATTGGTTGAGGATAAGTCTGGCAACCTACGGCGCCTTCCTGACAGTGTAGTTACGTACCCCATCTTGCGACCATGCGCTATGACTTGTTGTTTCCACCTGGTCAAACCTGAGAACTGTTTGTAGTATTCCTGAATCATGCTCTGAGCCTGGTCAAAAGAGATTCCAGTGGTGCGTGCCAACTTCCCTGCTCCACCTCCGTATGCGGTCAGGAAGTTAACCCCCTTTCCAATCTGTCGCTCTTCGGGGGTCACGTCTTCAATCTTCTTACCAAATAGCAAAGCCGCCGCCCCGACGTGAATGTCAATGTCGTTGTTGAACACGTTGAGAAGTTCTTTGTCCTGCGAGAACATGGCCATGACCCGCAACTCAATCTGGTCGTAGTCTGCTACGAGAAGTTCGTACCCATCTGGTGCAACAAACAGACTGCGCACGTTTGAATCACGGGGGATGTTCTGGAGGTTGGGGTCACTTGAGGACAGGCGCCCCGTGGCGGTGCGGTGAAGGTGAAACGAGGGATGCAATCTGCTCTTGTACAACTTGGGCAACAACCCATCCACATACGTTGACTTGAGTTTCTGCGTCTCTGCCCACTCAATCAACAATGATATTGCCCTGTGGTGATGCTCCAGAACACGGAGGCTTTCCTCGTCAACGGATGGGGCACCCTTCTCTGTGAGTTTGTGGGGCTTCAACCCCAAGCCCCCCTCACGTTTCTTGTTGAACAAGAAAGCCTGCTTATGTTTGGTGGAGTCAGGATTGAATCCAGCAGGGGTGAACTCCGATAGTTCCAGCAGGATGTCACGCATACGCCCGTCTAGGTCCTTGCCCAGCGTCTTCATGTTCCGCTGGTTGACGGGGATTCCTGAGTTCTCCATCTCCATAAGGATTCTAAGAACCTGTGAATCTTGATAGAAGCAATCAATCAGGGTGGTGTCTACTTTGATTTTTTCCCACAGCCTGCAATACAGTAGCCACGTCCAGCGAACATCTAAGTGGACATAATGTGCGGCTTTGTCAATTGGTACCGCCGTGATTATCTTTCCAAGTTTGCCGTCCCGTGAGTAGGCATCATGCTTGTCGTAGTTGTGCATGATTAGTTGCTCAAGAGAATACGACATTAGATTCTCATTTACGATGTGTTGCAACAGCATCGTGTCAGCGTATGGACCTGGCGGTAACTCTCCGTAATACTTTTGAATGCTTCGGGCGTCAAACTTCACGTTGTGTCCGACCTTAACGAGGTCACTAAAGAACAGGGGTTTCAAGGCATCAAAGACATCAGAGTGTGTCAACTGCTCTGGCACATCTGCATGAACGGCTGGCTTGACGTACTTGGCTTTAGCCATGGACTCGGTGCCGTTCTTGAGCACCTTCCTGTAGCCAGGGGGAGGAACAGTATTGCCAGAGCCAATCTCCTCTGGCTCAACAATGACACCCAGAGTGTGCCCCATGGGGATAGCCCACGAATGTCCTTGGGTGGCAAGACCTATCCAAAAGACATCGTTGCGCATAGGATTAAGTGCAATCTGTGACTGGTACTTCTCATAGAAGTTGTCATAGGCACGCCTCTGTATTTCGGGCGATGGATTCTTAAGAGTCGCAACGTGGGCTTTCCACGCCACCTCCATTGACTCCTTAAAGTCGGGATGTCGTTCTAGAACGCCCCTGGTTTCAACGTCAAATGCAAATGCACCGACCTCCTTGATGTACCTGACGGCAAAGTCAAGTTCATCAAGAGAGGTAACGATGTGCAAAACGGTTGGGGCGGTTACCCCACCAATCACGCTACGTCTTCGTCAGCGACTGAGAGAAGGTCTTTGCGTGACGGAATGGCAATGATGTCTGCCGTGTACGCCTTGTTGCTGAGCATCTTCAGGTTGGCATCGGTGAGAGCCTCAAGACCCCACTCCTCAAGGTCACGCTCCTTGACCAACTGGTGCGCAGTGGCGGTTGTTGCGCCCTTGCCAGTCTTGCTGACTGCCCAGTAGTTCTTGGACAGAGGACCTGTGCGGGGGTCGGTGTGGAAGTTCTTCAACTGGTCAATGACACGGGGACCGACCTCGTAGGACTTCAGAACTGGCTCTTCGCCAGCGACAAGAAGCGCCACGTTGAAAGAAATACGGACAGAGGGGCGACTGCCTGCGTCACACAGGGGGCACCCACTGGAGTCAATGTCGGCAATGCAGACAAAGGACTTCTGACCCTGTCGCTCAACCCAGTGCTGGCGCCACGAGGCGTACGGCTCATCGTTGAGGAACTTGATAATGATGGGGTCCTCTGTCACCTTGAGACGCTGGGCAAACGGTGAGTCTGCATTCTTGGTCTCTTCTACAGCGTTCCACCCACCACGAATGATGGTTCGCCCTGCCGTAGCAACAGGCTGGGGG